GCCATTGATAAGAAGCGGATGATATTATACTGCAAAGAATATCTATACTCAAATGGCCATTCTACCAATGAATTAATAGAGATTTTAGAGCGTACTATTGACAGAAAGGATATGATAGTCGCTGATTCTGCTGATCCAAGAACGATTGAGGATATAAGACAGAAAGGATTTAACATTGCACCGGCTAAAAAAGGAGCAGATAGCATCAGAAACGGGATAAAAAACCTATTAAACTATACTATTATAGCTGATAAAGACAGCGAGAATCTGATAAAAGAGTTAACTAATTACTGTTGGCATTCAAAAAGGGCAGAGATTCCTGTTGATGATTGGAATCATTTAATTGATCCTTTGAGATATGCCTTTGAGGAATTGGATTATGCAGGTATGTTTTTTGCTTAAAAATATTTAATACTTTTGTAGGATATATCTTAAAATATGGGATTACAAAGTTGGGTACAGGGTAAGTTAGGACTAACAGCCCAAGATAGGCAATCAATTTTTAGACTATTTGGCTCATTTAATGCCAATAAAATCGGGTTATCAGATGATAAATTTATCGAGGAGGGTTACGAAAAGAATGTTGATGTATATTCTGTTATAAAAAAGATTGTTGATACATCTAAGGCTGTTAAATGGATAGTTGAGGAGAGAACATCTGAGGGATGGATGGAGTTAGATGATAGCACTATTCACGAATTAATGGCTAATCCTAATCCAACAAAGGGTTATACATGGAATGATATTGAGGAGATGCAGTTGGTTTATCTATTGGCATCAGGTAACTCTTATATGATTAGTGAATCATCATTTAATAATAACATGATTGCTGAGGTTGATATATTACCATCTCCTTTTGTTTCTCCATCATCAAATAGTAATTTCTTCATGCCTGATATTAAGTATTCTTTTGAATTAGGTACTAATAAAAGAACGTATCAAAAGGATGAGATTGAGCATATTAAATTCTTTAATCCTGGATATACCTCAGTTAATGATTCATTATTAGGCCTATCAATTATCCAAGTAGCAAGGGAGGCGGTAATGGTAGGTAATAGCAGATGGGATGCTCATGCTAATCTATTGCAAAACAGAGGAGCTGTTGGAATGATTACAGATAAATCCAATAGGCCAATGTTACCGGAGGAGGCAGCTCAAGTGCAACAAGCATGGAATAGAGATATACAAGGTACTCATAACTCAGGAAAGATTAAGGTAACAAACAAAGATTTAAACTATATCCAAATGGCTATGAGTGCAACAGATTTGCAGTTAGTAGAATCAGATGTAATTACTCTGAGGGCTATGTGTAATGTCTTTGGATTGGATAGCAGCCTATTTAATGATCCTGCTAATAAGACATTTAACAACAGAAAAGAGGCAGAGAAAGCCTTATACACTAACGCTGTTATTCCTTTATCAGAAAAGATTGCAATGGCACATACTAATTATATTGCTCAGAATCATTATCCTAATGGCAATGTAAGGATGAGGCAGGACTTTAGTAATGTTGAGGCTCTGCAATCAGACAAAAAAACTGAGGCAGAAAAGGATAAAATTTTAATGGATGGGGTTAATGTTGTGATGAATATGCCTATCTCATCTGATGCTAAACAGTCTTTATTGATTAACGAATATGATATGACAGAGGAACAGGCAGCTATAATAGTTGCTCCTGTAGGTAGTTTAAACGCTACTTTAGAAACTCTCAAAAGTCTATCTCCATTATTGGCTAATAAATTAGTTGAGCAATTAACTCCTGATGAGGTTCGGGAATTACTAATAAAATAATAATTAACTTTGCACTATGTTTCAAACAAAAAATATATCATTAGAAATTAAAGACATTGATACAGCCGGGAGGAGGGTGCAAGTTGCATTATCTAAATTTGGGAATGTTGATAGTGATGGAGATGTGATTACAAGAGGAGCATTTAGCAAATCAATCCAGGAGCGAGGGCATGAATCACAATCCAACAGAAAGATTAAGTTTTTAAGGTATCATGATTTTGAACATGAGATAGGAGTATGGAAATCATTGGAGGAATCAGCAGATTATTTATTAGGCATTGGAGAGTTGGGCCGATCAACAAAGGGCAATGATGCCTTTTTAGATTATCAAGATGGAATAATTACAGAGCATTCAATCGGATTTATGATGATGCCGGATAAGATTCAAGTACGTGAGGATGGATTAAGAGAGTTAAATGAGGTTTTTTTAATGGAGGGTAGTGCTGTTACTTTTGGTGCTAACTCAGAAACTCCTGTATTTAATGTTTCAGGCAAAGATGCTTACTCTCCTGATATGCTAATCAAGCATTTGGATAGTTTAAATAAGAAAATGGAATCCTGTATTACAGCCTTAAAAAATGGCAAGGGTACAGATGACAGATTATTCACGATTGAGAATCAGTTGAGAGTAATACAAAAAGAATATAATTCACTTATAAATTTAGAGCCGCAAAAGGATGAAACCTCAGCACTCGGTAATGATAAGCCGAATCAAGTTGAGATCGCTGAGGATAAGCGAAAATCATTTTTTACGAACATCTAATATTTATTAAGATGACAAAATTTCAATCATTCCTTGAGGTTAAAAACATAAGCCAAGAGGATTTTAACGGAAAAACTGCTGAGGAAATGGCAGGATTGTACAATGAGTACAATGAAAAGGCTCAATCAGATTTGACTGAGGCCATTAGTGCTAAGGCATCAAAAGAGGATATTCAAGCAATTGAAAAATCTTTAAAAGATAACCAAGCAGAGCAAATGAAAGCACTTAACTCAACTTTAAAAGAGTATGGAGTTGCTATCAAAAAACTATCGACTGAGGAGAAAGTAGCAAAAGCAGGAGAATCTGTTTCTATTTTCAAATCATTAGAAAACAACAGAGAATCATTAATTGCTATAAAAGAGGGTAATGCTAAATCGGTACAGTTTAAGGCTGCTGCGGATATGCTAATATCTACTAATGTTAGTGGTGGTAATGTTCCTGTTGAGCAACGTATTCCTGGAATGAATGCTATTGCATCACGTCAGGTTAGATTGCTTGATATTGTTTCAAGAGGAACAGCTGAGAGCAATGTTATTTCTTGGGTATCTCAGGCTAACAAAGATGGTGCTGCTGGAGGTACTGCTGAGGGTGCTATTAAGAATCAAATTGATTTTGATTTGGTAGTTGCTTCTGAAACTGTTGTTAAGCGTACAGCATTTATCAAAGTATCTGATGAAATGGTTGATGATATTTCTTTTATGGCTTCTGAAATCAACAATGAGTTGATGAGAGAGTTATTAAAAGATGTTGAAAACCAAGTATATCAAGGGAACGGAGTTGCTCCTAACATGAATGGTATTAGAACAGTTGCTACAGCGTTTGCAGCAGGATCGTTTGCTAATGCTGTTGATAATGCTAACATAGTTGATGTGTTAAGAGTTGCAATGAATCAGGTTAAATTAGCTGATCAAGCAATGCCTAACTATATCTTGATGAATCCATCTGATATTACATCTTTGAAACTAATCAAAGTTGGCTCAACAGATGATAGATACATCGATCAATTACAGTTGGTTGCCGGTATGCTTTCTCTTGATGGTGTTCCAATTATCGAAAGTACTTTAGTATCACAAGATGATTACTTAGTAGGTGCGTTTGATTTGGCTACTGTTTATGACAAAGGCTCAGTATCTATTGAGGTTGGCCTTGATGGTTCGGATTTTACCGACAACATGAGAACAGTAAGAGCAGAGTGGAGAGGTGCTACAGTTGTTAAGACTAACGATCGTACTGCATTTATTGCAGGAGATTTCACTACTGATAAAGCAGCATTAGAAACTCCATAAGAGTAACTAATAAGCTAAAATAATGAGAGGCCGGGCAATATGTTCGGTCTTTTTTTTTTACCTTTGGATTAACCAAAAAATTAAATTATGAACAAAATACTTATTTCTTTCTCCGGAGGCAGAACATCAGCATTCATGGCTAAGTTAATCCAGGAGCATCCAATATATAAAGATTATCAAAAATTATTTGTTTATGCCAATACAGGAAAGGAGGCAGAGGCAACATTAGAGTTTATAGATAAATGTGATAAGGAATTTAACTTAAATTTAATATGGGTTGAGGCTGATGTAGTACATGAAAAACAAAAAGGTACTCAATATAATATAACTAACTTTAAAGATGCTAAACGCAAAGGAGAGCCATTTACAGAGGTGGTTAAAAAGTATGGATTACCCTCAAAATTATACAGGCATTGCACAAGGGAATTAAAAGAGATTCCTATAAGTAAATACGCAAGAGATATATTAGGCAAAGATTATATTACTGCAATAGGAATTAGAGCAGACGAAAAGCATAGATTAGGCAATGATCCTAAGAAAGTTTATCCATTAGCTGAGTTAGGAATTGATGAGCAGATCGTCAGAAACTTTTGGGATAGACAGCCTTTTGATTTAGAGTTAAAAGATTATCAGGGGAATTGTGATTTATGTTTCTTAAAATCAGTACGTAAAAAATTAACAATTATAAAAGAGAATCCTAAAGTTGCTGATTGGTGGTTAGATTTGGAGGTAAACAATATTGAGGAGGGCAGACCTATGTTAGATGTTTATAGAAATTTATCAATGGATGACCTGATAAACATGGCAAAAAATCCATTTAGAAAGGCTATTGATCAGCATGAATTAAGGCAACAACAAAGTAATTTATTTGATATTGATTTAGATTTAGAGTTTGATTGTTTCTGTAAAATGAATTAATAGTCTTTTTTAGTACCTTTGTAGCAAATCATTTAATTATGGCTAAGAAAAAAACTACAAAAAAAGCATTTAAGCAAACTCCTGAGAACAAAGCAGAGAAAGTTATCCAGGAAACAAAGCAAGTACCTTACAATGGATATGTTTCTATGGGAGGAGCAAGAATTAAGATGAGTGAGGCAAAGGCTCGATTATTAGTTAAAGAGGGAAAGGCTAAATTTGACTAATGGCAACAATAACTCAAACATCAGATTTTATTGGAGAGTATAGAGTTAATAGCAGTTGTTTTGATGCGTTACAATTATATATTGATAAGTATGAGCCTTATTACTTAGTTAGGCTCTTAGGAGCAGACTTAAAGGCTTTATTCTATGCAGATTTAACACTTACTACTCCGCAAGTACCTCAAACATCTCCATTCATTGAGATATTTACTCCTTTTGAGATTGATAATAGCGATTGTCTTTATATTTCTGAGGGAATAAAACAGATGTTGGTACAATTAATATACTTTCATTATACAAGGGAACAAGGCCATAAGAATACTCAATCAGGAACAGTAAATACCAATGCTGAGAATAGCGTAAAAGCCTTATCATTTAATGATATTGATGCGTATAATACAGGCATTAGCAATTATCAGATAATCCAATGGTATATCTGCGATAATCCTATTGATTCGGCTATCCTGGATGATGATTATAATGGTGTTAATCTCTATTTTACAAATGGTATCTGATGAGAAATGTAACTCTATTCAATAATGTAGCTGCTGATGTTCAGCAGATAAGTGCTGAGATTAATATGGATCAGCGAACAGAATGGAAAGTTTACATTAATACTACAGGATTAAATGGCAGACCTCAGTTGTATATTGAGGATAATAATTCGCCAAGTAAGAATGAAACGCCAACAGGAGATTGGAATCCAATATGTAATAATTGCTCTGATACTGATTATTTTACTTTAGATGATACTGTTATAACTATTGAAAAGAAAGATTTTAAGGCTAATTGGTTTAGAATTAGAGTTGAGCCTGTTGATAATACAGCAGGAACAATTAGCGTAACATTATCATATAAAACATTCCCTTAGATGACTTGTTATAATTTAGATATTGGTTGTGCTACAATTAACGTAACATCTGAGGACATCAGAGTAAAGGTATCAGGCAATGATTTATCTAATGGCTATTTAGCTGAGAAAGTTGTAGCAGGAACAAACATAACTGTTACAGAGTTGAATGATGGAGGGGTTGAAACCTTAGAGATTTCAGCAAGTGGAGGTACAACAGATGAAAAGGTAAAAGTATCTGCTAATGATACTACTCCAGGTTATTTATCAGATAAATTAATCGGTACTACCAACAAAATAACATTAACAGAGTTGAATGATGGTGCTGATGAAGATTTACAAATAAAAATAGGTTCAGATATTTTTGATAAAACTGTTGATAATTCTGATAATATTACTGAGGGAACAACAAATCTATTTTTAACAACAGCAGAGCAGAGTGATATT